ACGAAATTTTTTAGCCTCCGTTTTTAATATCTTCCATTTGTGACGTATAAGTCTTACCGTCAAAAGTACCCGACACGACGCCGTCCGTGCCTATGCTGTATACAGTTCCGTCAGGTTACTTATTATACTGCAAATAAAAATAGACCCCTCGTAATGAGGGGTCTAGCTGTTTAGAAGTATCTTTTGATGAAGGCGATCCGTTCAGCGACTTCGTCTTGGTTGCAGTCATCCGCAGCCGCTTCTTCGATGACGTTTTGGAAAATCGCCGCGATTTCATCGGTGAAGTTCTGCAAGGCCCTTGCTCTTACCTGTTCTTCGCTCATTTTGAACGCCCAGCTTACATCAAGTCCGCCTTCGCCGCTATTGTCGCACGTTTCTTCATACGTGCCGTCGGAGCGGTGAGTTACGAACTCAAGAGAATCGACTACGTCAGCCGGCCATTCCTTAGAGTCTTCAGCAAATTTTACAGCCGCTTCCGTGTAGGCTTCAAGGCCACCAAGGCTTTGAACTTTATCATTCTGTTTTTCTTTCATTTCGTCCATAGCCTTGAAGACAAGAGCTGAAACCCAGTCACTCGGCATTCTCTGCTCCAGTTCCCAATCTTGCCAAGTTCTTTTGGGAATATTCAGCTTTTCAGCGATTTCCTTCTGTGTCATTCCTAATGCTTCTCTTCTGCTTTTAAATTCGTTCATTTGTATTCTCCTTTCGCCCGTAGGCAATTCATATCTTTATCTTGATTAAAGTATAACACGCATTGCGTGCATTTGCAAGGAAAATATTAGAATTATCCTATATCCGAATATCATAGAATACGCTCAACGATTACATTAGGACAACAAAAAAAGAGGACTCCCGTAGGAGTCCCCTAATCACCATTCTTTTATTGTGTACAGTACAGTACCGCCCTGAACGCCCGTGCCGTCGGTGTGTACAATTCCTTCAATCCGTCCTGCCTGATAGCCGATTGACAAATACGGCTTACCGTCTATGTACGTGCCGCCTGCTTTGATTTTGTGGTTGTTGCGTAAGTTGATTTTATAAACGTCAACCTTCTGCCGTTCGTCGTCAACTGTGATAACCGTTCTATCCGATTTTGCCCTAGCCGCCTTCGGGATCTGACTATCGTTCTTCCTGATAGCCTGTTCTGTTCTGTCGGCGGCTGCATTCAAATTCGGAGCGGTTACGTAATATGACACGTTCGGAGCAGTCTTACCGTCGTGAATGCGTTCAATTTTCGTTACGATTTCGGCGGCTTCACGGTCGGAAACGTGTAAATCCTTCTTTACCGAATTTTTGTCCGTCGTGTCCGAAAATCGCATTTGTGTAGGCTCGTCTGACGGCTGTTTTACGTGGTTCATAGCAAAGTATATGCCGAATAAACAAAAACCAGTCAGAACGCAAAATAAGCCAAGTTTTAGCCATTTCCCCGTTTTTTCGTCATGAAAGGGTTGAAAGTTCATCAATTCACCGCCTTTTATTGCTCGTACATGACGTTTTCGTCTACATTTACGCCGTAGACGTTACCGGATTCCGAATACTGCCAGATTTTTATGTTCGCATTCGGCTTGTCGAGCTGCAAGTCATTACGGCTAGAATACTGTGCGACCCACAACGGCACGTAATTCGGAAGGCTGTCTATATTCATACCGTTCATAAACATATCGTAACTGCCGTACAGTCCGACGTATTTGCCCGCCGAGTTCATTCTATTTACCCACGCCATAACGACGGCTGTCAGTTCGTCCGCTCCGAGGTTCCGCTGTGCTTCGGTTTCAACATCAAGCCAAATACCCGCCGACAGGTCTACCCCGTCGAGATACGTATCCATAGCCGATAACAGCCATTCCGCTTCCGCTTCGGCTGCGGCGGTAGTCGTGGCTGTCGAGTAATAATATACTCCCAGTTCCATGCCGCTGGCCTTCGCCTCGTTAATGTTATGTATGAATAAATCATCGAGATTGTAGCCGCTTCCTGAATAGCCGATATAGCAAGTATATCCGATACGGCAGATACAGAAGTCATAACCGAGTATCTTAGCCCGTTCGAAGTCTAAACCCTCCTGCCACGTTGACACGTCTATGCCATATTTCATCGTTTTCCTTCCCCTCTTTCATTCGTCGGCACGCTAGGCCGTTGTTGCTCTTCCAGTCTGTCGGGTATGCCGTTTCTGTTTCGGTCGATAAATAACGCTAGGAATCCCGAAAAGGCGACAACCACGGGCGGCGTGAACACATGGTCCACGATGCCCGAGCCTACCGTAATTAGTCGCCCGTGTTCTTCACTTACGTACCCCTGTAAGAACGACAACAGATACGTAATCGATAATAGAATAATCGGAGTAATCATAATCGACACAATGAACCGAGTTACAATAATCCCCGTCGGGCTGATTCTCGCAATCCTCGCCGACTGGAACGCCTTTTTGAGTGATTGAATAACTTTCTCTTTCATCGCTTATCACCGTGTATTTCGTTCCGTAGGTCATCGACCCGTGACTCCAACACTTCAACCCGTCCGACAAGCTGTAAGTGTCGCTGTGCTTGCTGTATACGGTCTTGCCGAGATAGCTTGATTTCTTCCTTCAATTCTCGCAATGTTTCGATGAGCGTATCGTACTTCGATGAGAAGAATGTTCGGTCATTGACTCGGTCTTCTTCGAGCCGCTGCAAGAACGGCCGTACAATCAAGTAATAAGCCATACCGCCGAGCGTGCTTATAATCGTGAGGGTCGTCAAAACGTCCGCTAACTCAAAACTCCATGTCCACATTGGCACCCTCCTTATAAATCATCGGGAATGTCATACTGTGCTACGCCGACGTGCGTTGCCGTCTTCCCGTTACAAGGCTTGCTGCTCCAGTCGAAGCTGCTCCAGTAGCTGCCCTTCCATTCGTAGAACGTAAGCTGAAGCGACTCGGAACGACTCGGCAAGGCAACCTGCTTCGGTGCGTAGTGGTCTTTAGCGATATACACTTTACTCGTCATTTGTTCGAGGTCCAACAAGCCTTGAGCCCCCATTGTGTCATTATCCACGTTCACGGTACTGACAAGCTCCAGGCTGTCGAAGCGAAGTTTTTTGATTTCCTCTTCGTGTCGTGCGAGCATATCTAGAGTAGCGTATACAGGGAATTCAAGTACCGCCTGTCCGTCTGCACGTCGGTATATCCGCATCGACTCGATACTGTTATTCGAGTTCCATACCTCTTCTTCGCTTCCCCCTGTCGATACTGCCGGGATTGTAAGCGAAGCGGCCGTACCGTCGTTGCCGGTCGGATACTCCATGGTGAGAATCTTCTCGTTGCCGTCGAACGGTTGCATGAGTGCAAAGTCGAGCCGTCCGCTGTCGGGTATCATCTGACGATTGCCGTTCGTGTCTACAACGTAAAATCCGGGCTGACCTTCTACATGTACGACCGTGTCGCCGACTGCAACCGACGTACCGTCAACGAGCTTGAACTCGGCAAGATACGACGTATAGCGACCATCGGGAATAACTTCCCGTAACAACGCTTTGAGAACATCCTCGAGGCTGTCGCTGTCGACTTTCATTGCTCTAGCCTTCATCATCTGATATACAGTCGGGAAGTTCATACTGACCGGCTCGGAGCTACTGCTATTCTGTCCGTGAAGGCTCTCAAGCCATTCGTCGACAGTGCCGACAAAGCCCTGTTCGACCGCAACCTCGTAAGCACTCTTACCGTCTTTGCCGGGTAAGCCCGGGACTTGAACGGCAATGTTCAGCGGATTCGGTAATGTCAATTCTACTTTTTGTTTTTCTTCCATTTTTATTTTCCCCCTCTTTAATGCATTGATTCGTCGTAAATTATTCGCATATCGCCCATGACGAGCTTGTAGCTGTATTCACCATTTTTCTGTACGAATACGTCGTACTTGGCTATTCGGTACCGTCTCGGTATCTCTCGACTGCGTTCGCCAGATATCTTCACCGTGACGGAATCGCCGTCGACCGTGCATTCGGCGGCTACGAGCTCGATGTCGTTCTCTGTGCGGACCTTCATCACGGCCGTCGCTCCCGTGAAGTCATGGCCGTCGGCAACGTATCGCCGAATGAAGTCGGATCCGCAGTGCAGTTCATCGTTGAATACCTGCATAGGTTAGTCCTCTTTTCGCTTATCTTCTCTTTCAGCCAACCATTCGGCTACGAACGGTACATACCGTTCGGGTACTACTTTCTGCCCGTCAGTTACGTCCTCTTTGGTCAGTACGTAATTGCCATTGAGGACTTGCCAACCGTAAATGGGAATCATAGTTTTGAAAATACGCATAAAAAACCACTCCTTTATAAATAATAAAATAGTAGAAATCAGCTCAAGCATTAGGATTCACCCCCTTCAGCCAGAGCTGCCACTGCCTCGGATAATTCAGCAATACTCGCCATAATTTGTTCTTGCATATCCGTTAATTGGGGTGAGTCAACTTCTTGCGGCTCGGACGGCTCAAGCGGTGTAAGCGGTACATCTTCTTTAATCTCACGCTTTACTATCTTGCCGCCTTTAAGCTCTATTGTTGAGATGTCGTAATTGACGGTGTCTTGTATCTCCGTACAATCTTGATACGGAAGTCGTAACTCGGACTGTGCCTTACACAACCCGTCAGAACGAAAGTAGTAATACATAATCTCTCACTCCTCTACCAGAACGATACGACGCATACTTTGATTGTTCCCCATGACGCAACAAGCCGTTCGTTATTACTGTTTTCTCCAAAAAACATTTTGCAGTTATAGACCGTCCCGTCTTCGGCGATACCGACTTGATGGCTGCCGTAATTGTTGCCGGAGATTCCATACCTTAGGCTTGTTGCTGCCTTATGTCTCGGATACAGCTCCTTAGTTGATTCACCGACAAAGAAAAATTCTGACTCTTTTTTATAACCTATTAGCTCAAAAGGTTTGTTCCACACGGTACGTAAATTTGCTATGTGCGGGTGCTTAAATTTAAGAGTCTTTTTGTCCGTAAGATAATCGACAAGTTTACGGTCTTTATTTACGTCCCAATCAACATAAACAGGAAAACGTCGCTCTAATACTTCTCTTAACTGTTTTCGTCTGTTTCCGTTAACCCAGACCAAGTCGCTCCCCATATCTACTTTATTGGGTAAGTGCCAATCCAAATTCACCCAAAAATATCGTTCACCCCACGTTTTTAATTGTTCAGAATTAAATTCTCCGAAAAGAAAATAATCATCTCTAATCAAGTCATACTCAAGCACGTATATAATCGACTTCTCGATAGAGTACCCTTCGGGAAGTACAATCTTGTCACCGCTATCTACGACTTGCGTTGATACGTGTACAGGCTTAAGCTGTTCCCCTTCGGCATATACGGACTTAGCGTCGATACGGCTACCGATGATATTAGCGCCGATAATGTCGCCGTTCGGTAACACTTGGAAACTGCTGTCGTTATTGCGGAACGTACCGCCGATTATCGTACCGCCGTGAAGTTCGCCTACGTTCTGTGTAATGGCGGATAAGCTATCTACCTGCATTTTATCGGCGGTTATCGCTCCTGCTTGTATCATGCCCCTTGTGATGACGTTTTGGTCGAACACTGCGTCACTTGTGACGTGCAGTAGCCTGCCGTCGATTCTTGTCCCGGTCGGTGACAAGTTGATTCGTGAGATAAGTTCCTTGCCGTCTAGGCTGTTAAGCCGCAAATCAACGCTGTTTGAGAGCTGCGTGATACGGGATTGTGTGCCTGTAAGGTCTGACTTAACTACGCCTACGTCGCCTTCGATTTTGGCGATGGCTTTGTCAATCTCAGTTAGCCCTAGGGCTTCACGGCTAAGTAGTGACTTATCGATTTCGACCCGGACAGTCGCCGACTGTTCGTCACTTTTCGGCCCCTCGCCGAATATATCGGTATAAGCGACCTGAACTCGGTAGACACTCGGATCTAAGATAATCGAGAACGAACTGGTCGAGGTAAAGTACGCCGCGCCATCTACGTAGACATTCGCTCCGCTGCACCCCTTCGGGATAGCGTCGAAGGCGACCCGTATACCTGACGCCCCGCCTTTCACAATTACGTGAGTGGGTGCTTTTGGTGGGTCCTTTTTGTAAGCGAGCTGTGCCGCCGCACTGTACGCACCTTGAGTATTCCGTGCAAGCACGAATATCGTTCCCTGTCGTTCTGTAAGCGGCAGTACCGCCTGAAGGTCCGTCGTCTGAACGAGTAGCCCTGCGGCTTCTCCCGGTGCGTTATTCGTTCTGACCTCGTAATAGGCTATCGAGGTGTTCGTAACAGCGTTCCACCGTGCCGTCGCCCTATCCGTGAACTCTATGGTGAGATTCTCCGGAGCGAGCGGCGTTGTGGTCTGTTCGGCGACGATGACGTCGAGGTACTCTACCGCATCAGGTACCGTATACTCTCCAAGCTCATTGGCGGTGGTGACGGCCACTCGGATCGTCTCTCCCGGTAGTAGCTGAGGGATAACCAGTTGTCCCGCTCCCTCACCAGCAAAAACCCACGCACTCCACGGCGTCTGCGTCGTACCGATGACGTTCTCAGTCGAGGCGTACGAGGTCTTATAGTAGACACGGCCCGTAAGCGAGGACGGCAGCCAGTTCACTATGACGTCGTATATCGCTTGACCGCCTAGCTGACGGTACCGCGTGTACGCCGTCACGCCTGTAGCCGGTGTAGCGGGTAGAATGTCGCCCGATACGCCGATATGAGCCGAAGCATAGCCCGATTCGAATCCGTCCAGGATAGCCCGAACTCTCACATAATAAGTGTGGTCGGGCTCCATGTTCTCGAGGTCCAGTGATAAGGCTCTCGTCGTCGGAGCGTCTGTCCAGTTGTAATTATCGGTAGAATACGATACTCGGAACGTATCGAATCGAGCGTTCTCAGGCATCTGCCATGAGCAGTGGATAATACTGTTACGGCCGCTCCCCTGAACCCTCAGATTCTCCTCGGACAGCTTGAGGTTAATCGGTGCCTTAAGAAGGGCTGACTTCTGCTTACTGTAGTCGATAATCGGATACCGAGTATAGTCAGGTTCGTATATCTTCTCATCGTACTCCGTGGCCGTAATCGTCATCTTGAGGTCCTTGTCCTGTTCGAGCTTCACGACTCGGAACGGCTTTACGACTTTATCTCTGATGCCGACAGCATAGCAATCGTACTGACTGACTTCATCACCCGTGCCGAATGACTGAGATACAGTAATCGTATCGGTCGTCGTGTCACTCGTAACAGGCAGCACGTCTCTTGTGACCAATGCATCATCGGCTGAACGCTGAACGATGATACTGTAGACGTCCGAAGCGGTCAGCGTCACTTCTTTATCGAGTTTGACCTTGTTGCCGTCAACTGACACTATACGGCCGCTTTCAAGCCCTAGTCTCGGCACGGTATGAGCTACGCCGATAATATCGCCATACTCACACACCAGGGCGTTCACATCAGCCGATAGCTGAATGGTCTGCAACTGTCGTTCGTTCGTAGCCAAGTAGTATAAGGCTTCACGATGAGCTTGTGAACGGCGAGACACTCCGAAGAGTGTCACGTTCGCCGTGTTATCTTGAAGGTTCTTGTTCTCGGCGTATCGAGCGGATCGAACGAAGAACTCCGTATTCTTAAAGTCTCGCTGTTCGTCGTTATATGTAATCTGTACACTACGGGCCCTCTCATCACGAGACGAGAAGCTACCGCTTACCGATGAAGCGGTCGTACGGCCTTCACCGAATATCTGCTTCATCGTGCCGGGCATGTCAACAACAATGCCGAGGTTCACGCCGTGTCGCACGATAGTCGCATGTCCGACTTGAGCGGCTTTGTTCGCCGCCTCGTACCGTTTTTGCTTCGTATCAAAAAACGCATCGAGCTGAAAGCGTCGTTCGGTGCTGCCGCTACCGTCGTCGACCATTTCGTCGGCGTAATCGGCCGCCTTCTGCCACTCGTCGAAGTACTTACTGAAGCGGTCGGCGGGGCAACCGTCGACTACATACTCGAACTGGCCTGTCGTAATGTTCTTGAGCTTACGGCAGTGATGAAGAATATCATACGCCGCCCATATCGGATTCTGTGCGGACTTCTCTTCATATTGTCGGGTTCGAGGATTAAAGACTAAGACATGCATACGCTTCTGCCGCCAGTTGAGGTTCGGAATGCCGCCGTTCAGTTGGTTTGTGGCTTTAATTCTAAGCCCGATAAGGACCTTGTTCGGCCGTACGAATTGGCCTGAGTTAATATAGGTTGAAAGCGTCGACCACCGCATCATCGCATTCTGTCGACTGGTCATCGGCATAGTCGTCGGCAGCACCCGTACGTCGTACCGCGACGCTTCAAGGCCTTCGAACTTAAAGCTACGGCGGACGGTCTGGTTCGTTCCTGCCGTCACGGCGCACACTTGCTCAAGCCAGGCGTCCCGAGTGCCTGTCTTACGAATGCCGACAGTAAAGCGAGCTGTGAGGTTCGTGAAGTTCCCCTTATCGTTCATCGAGTATATCCCGCCGGGCCATGTGAACGTAAGCTCGATAGCATTACATTGGTCAGAGTCGGTGCTTCTAATGACTGACGCCCCTTCTTTACAGTCGAGGTCGATCGACTGGTCAGCGACCGTGTTCGGAAAGAATGATATCGGCGCTTGGTCATTCGTACCGAGCCGTTTTTCAATCTGTACAGACTCGAAATTCTCTATCGGCGTATAACCGATGCGGATATCATCGATAGAGTCGACAGGACCGTAACCGCCACTGAACAGTACATTGAGGTACTGCACGTCTTTTTCCCCACTGTACTTATGCGTATTCGTAAGAGCTCCGTCAGTGAGCTTGTAGGTCTCTGACTCCGTCTCTACATGATACATAAGTAACTGACCTGCGGGCATCGTAACGCCGAACGTCTCGCCAATAAGACCGCCTTCATGCGTCTGTATCTGCGGCAGGTCCCACCCGTACGTCGGAGACGACGACTGTTCCTGCGCGTGTGCCTGGTTGACGTGGCACAGGCTGTTGATAATCTTCCCGCCGAGTATCATGAACGCGCCTGCGGCTAAGGCCTGACCGAACTTGGCCGTGATACCGAGCCAACCGCCCACGTACGGGGCGGCGACCATAAGGCCTATCTGTAAAATCCACCCCAGGGCTCCTTTCATGCCGCCTTCAAGCTCGGCGGTCAGAACGACTTGGTCGCCGTCTTGAGGGATGTAATCGTACGGGATATTGACAAGCGATCCATTGACGAATACGAGTAGGCCCTTAATATCGACGATATCGATAAGCCGCTTGCCTTCATACGTGTATCGCTGACGTTCCTGCTCTCCTGTTAATATATTTTTTACTGTTATAATCTCAAACATTCGGATACGCTCCTTCTCTGGGCTTGTAAAATCCGACAACACGAGGCCCCCACCGTGACAGCCTGTCGACCTGTACGGCAGGGGCAATGGCGTGAATGAACTCACCATAGCCGAGATACACACCGCAGTGACTCGGAAGCGGATTACCGATGAGCCGCATTAGTATGACGCAGCCTATCTCAGGTTCGCTTAGCTCCTGCCAACGTGCCTTCGTATCATCGACAGTACGCATGACAATATCGGTGTTCTCCGCATCGATGAGAATCTCGGGAAGGTCTACTCCTTCTCGCCCATAATACTCGCGAACAAGTCCCCAGCAATCGAGACCCTCGTCTACGCTTCGCCCGCCGTTCACATACGGAACGCCAACAAGGTCGCTAATATTAGCCATAGTTGCCTGTCATCCCTTGCTCGCCACCGAAACGCTCCTTAATACGGCACTCCTTAATCGTATTGTTACACGGCTTATCCGTGCCGGCGTAGCCGCACCGAATAGATTTAAATACGAACGGGCAGAAGTCGAGCATATACGTATCGAGAGGGAATTTATTGTATAACTCAGGGCTACTGCCGAGGGTGAACGTGACCCAGGCTTCATCATATGAAGTTGAAAGACACGTGAAATCGAGTTGGTCAAGCGGCTCGTCACTACTCAAGAGATTCGTGTGTACAATATAGAGCGTGACCTCAGCGTCGGTCATACCGCCATACTGCTGTAAGTACGACTGGATAATGCCGCCACAATTCGACACGGTGAGCTTGACAGACGGCAGTGTCGTACCGTCCGTCGTAACGGGTGTCACGCTGAACGGGAAGCGGGTCCACGTTCGGCCTGACCACGTAACGTCTTCAGTATTTCTAGCCAGATAAATGTCTTCAGGAAGGTCTGCGTGATGAAGCTTCAATAATAATAAGAACGGCGCATCTGACGAGAGTTTGTTCTTCTCGAGTATCGCCGCGGTCTCCCACACCTTCATCTGCTTACACCTCCTCAAACGTAAGCGATACGAAGTACCCTTCAGGGTGCGAATAGTGGCTTTCCCAATCGCTCGTAAAGCGTACTGTGCACGTATCGCCTGAGTCGTAATCCTTGAATACGAACATATCGGACTTACGGACAGCCTTCCAGAAGTCTCGAAGGGTGTTCTTCTGAGTCTCCGTAAGGCACGTCCATGCATACTGAAAGGACCTCGGCGTTCGTGTGTTTCGAGGTCGTGTGATGCGATAGCCCGAATCGGTTTTTGATTCGACTGTATTGTCAGTCATTTTCTCAACGTACGTATCGCCCGCATTCGTTGCGAGCGATACTACGGGATGCGGAATCTGATCCGCGGGAAATGTTCTCATATCAGCTATCCCTTCGATATACTGCGAATTGTTCTAGCCATGCCACCTTCGTCTGTCTCTGCGGCATCAACGACAACGTTTATAATGTACTTCTTCATTTGGTTATCATAATTACTCGACTGTACTTTTACGTTCGACTGGCTGTTATTAATAATATTGATAACCGGTGCGGCCGCTCCGCTTCCGTTCTGACCTTGGTTCTGACTAATGCCCTTGGCCATACGGGAATATACCTCATCGGTCAGCGGGAAGACCGCTTCATCATTGCCCGCTTCGCCGATAAGCCCCATAGTCGGAGCAGTTACCATGCCGCCAGAAGCGAAGGCGGGCATCGACACACCAAGGGACGGCTTATACGGTCTAAACGAGGCCGCGTCCAAAAGGTTGCCGTTAAAAGTAAACCCCGACGTTCCTTTACCACCGCCACCGAGTAGCCCCCCGAACAGCATATTCGCAATCTTGGAAGCGGCTACCTGAGCGACCATCTGAGTAATCGTATTGCGGAACACCTTGCCGAGGCTTCTCAACGAGTCCTTAGCGCTCGTCGTACCGTCGGCCATAGCCGAGAACACTCCCTGTATCCCCGAGGCTATCTGAGTACTGCCCGTGGCCACCATCTCAGCCGTTGACATATGCGCCTTTTGCCACAGGTCATAATAGGCCTGAGCCGACTTGGAGCGGTCGTTCCAGGCTTGCGTATCCTTAGCCGCCTGAGACTGTAATAGGCCTGTAAGACTACTCATATCGCCTCGCTTAATCGCTCTCTGTACGGACTTCTCATAAGCGTCCCGTTCAGCATCTTCACGCTTCTGTACCGCTTCGAGATATGCCGCCGTGTACCAGTCGTTGGCTTCTTTAAGTGCTTCGTAGTCAGCCTTTGTCGCCTGTATCTCTTTGAGCTTCGCTTCTCGTTGCTTATCGAGGCTCTGCACCGTCTCTTCGAATTCGGCCTGAGCTACCGACGCATAATCGCCTTTGAGCTCGGCGTTTAATTTGGCCATCTCCGTATTAAACTTGAGCCGTCTTTGCGTCAGGGCTTCCATGGCCTTGGCGGCCTCTTCAATCTTCCACTGCTTCAACAGGTCTTCCGCATGGCTCGTGTCGATGTCCTTCGAGGTGTTCTTTATCTTTCTGATCTGGTCCTGCCACTTCTGAGCCTTGGCGTTCATGTCCGAGATAGACTTCTCGAACTCCGTACCTGTGTCGCTTATAATCGCCTTATCAAGGTCCTTCTCAAGGCCTTTCAGGTCCTTACGTGCATTAGCGATGTCCTTCGCACGTTGCTCAGCTTGCTTACGAACGTCGGACACGGACAAGGCCTTGCCTGTCTCGGTCGTTCCCGCAAACTCTGTAAGCGATATAACGCCGACGATATTGCCGCCGAATGCTTCCCGGTAGTCTTGGTCGTAATGCTGAGATACGCGGTCACTACCTGCGGCTGCGTAATACCCTGAAGCATTGGCATCAAGCATGATGACATGGTCGCCGTTGTTGGTGATGACGGCATCCCCGGCGTGAGCCTCATAGCCATTGCCGTAAGCGTCTGTCGGATGAAAGGCGCTGCCCGCATTTGCCGCCCAATCGGGTGCCATCGGCCCGAGGTTCCAAGCCCCCGAGACCCCCGCATCAGACCAGACGTTCTCAACGTATGTCGTGCATACGACCTCATTCTCGCCCGTGCCATATCCAAGGCCGCTCCACCGTCCTGCGTTATATATTGCGCCGGCTCGAACGTCATAGGCCTGTTCCTTCTCAACGTGCGTACCGCCGCCACTGACACCGGCACCGCTTACCCCCGTGTCGGGCGAGAAGTCATATGACGGTATCTGCGTATTATTAACAGCGGCTTCTGCGGCTTGCCGCTGAGCTTCCGCATCAGCGAAGTCCTTGCCGCCGCCCGCGTTATACCAATTCGAATACTCGGCCGCATAAGTAGCCGTTCCTTCTTCGACTCTCTCTTCTGTAGCCCCGCCGTTAGCTCGTGAGCCCTGACCTGTCGGGTCGGCGGCCACGTCAGCGTTACCGCCCTCGCCGTCCCTCTGTCTCCAGATACTTCCATCATGAGCCGTATAAGTGTAACCGTCGTCGCCTGTCCAGGTGTTCTTCTGTGCTGCTTCGTACTTAGCGTTGAAGTATTTATAAGCGCAGTAAGCCGCATATAGAGCTGCGGCCGCTACGCCCATCCAACCGCCCGCTAGGCTGAACAGGGCACTGGTGACTCGTCCAATCGCCCCGGGTAGTCTTGCAAGACCCGCAGCACTTCTCTGTGACGCCAGGACACCTGCAACCCCTGCCTTTTCGTGCGCTCCTGCAAGAGCTATCGTCGCCTCAGTCGTCGTCACGGTAGCCGCTGTCGCTACTTCACTCGCTCTTGCTGATGCCGCTCCTGCCGCCGTAGCCGATTCAGCGACTTCTGCGTTACTCACTATAAGTCGTTCATTTGCCGTCACTTCTGTGGCTGTAGCGGCTTCTTTAATAGCAGCCGCTTCACGGGCCGCCGCGCCGACGGCCACCTCAGACTCAGCTACCTCAGCGTTACTGGTGATAACCGCAGTGTTCGCTTCGATTTTAGCGGCCGCCGCCGCATCAGCCGTATACGTCGATGCCTTCACGGACTCTGTTACAACGGCAGCGCTCTTTTCGGCCTCCACGTTGACGGCGGCAAAGGCTCTTGTCATCTCGACTCGAATTCGTTCGGCAGCTTGCGCCGACTCCAGTCCTATCTGAGTAAACTTCTCAGCCATGAACATTTGTGTCTCTTCGGCCGAGAGATTCTGCTGATTAGCCGTCTTTACCGCTTCTCGCCTCATCTGTGCGTACATGCGGTCGCTATCGGCAATAGCCTTATTAATACGCCGTTCTTGAGCCTTGGTGAGGGCTTGTTGTTGTGCGTCTGCCGTTCGGTCGGCTACGGTATCTTGTACCGAGCTTACGACACTGCCGATGACGCTTGCCCCCTTCTTGGCAAGCTTCAGTGCTTCATAAGCGGCTACAAGCTTCGTGACGGTAACAATGACCGTACTGATTTCATCCTTGTTCTGACGGATGAAGTTCGCCGTGTGCGACAACCCGTCCATGACTTGAGGAAGAATCTCCATGACAAGCGGTGCAAGGGCTCCCCCGGCTACCGTGCCGAGCTTACTGAACTGCATATTGACTTCCTGAATCTGCATGTAGGCTTCATGCATTTGTTTCGGGTCAAGGCCTGTGCCTTTAATCTTCGAGACACGCTGCGCCGCTTCTTCATAATTAAGCAGCGTCTTCGTCAGGGCGAGCCCTCTCGTGCCGAGGGTAGCCATGAGAAAATCCTGACCCTGACCCGCTTCGTTAGCCGCTTTATACCCTTTAGCCAGGACAGCCAGTTGTTCGTTCATGGGCTTCATCTTGCCCGTAGAGTCGGTTAATGACAGCCCCATCTGCGATAAGACGGCGGCCGCCTTCTGGCCTTCAGCAGTGTTGTTGGCAAGGTTCTTATCGAGTCTCATAATCGACTTAGCGGCCGTCTCTACGTCGCCGCCAGTCATCTTTAGCACGCCTGATAGTTTAGCCGCTTCGGCCGTCGTGAGGTTGAATCGCTGTTGTACTTGGTATAGCGATTCGCCCGCGTTGACGGCACTTTCTACGATAGCGTTCAAGCCGAACCCCGCCGCGGCAATACCCGCGAACTTCGTAAGGCTTCCGAGCATAGAGTTGACTTTGCCAGTTGCTGTATCGACGCTTCCTGAGAATTCGTTTATCGGACTGGCCGAGAAGGTCTTTTGTATTTCTTGCTTAGTTTTATTTAATTCCGAGGACAGCCCGCTGCCGTCCGCTCCAATCTTAATAAGTAAATCTGCAACAGTTGCCAATGGCTATCCCCCTTTACATGCCGAAGGCTTTCATGAGTTTTTCTTTATCTTCTTTCGGGTCTGGCTTGGCGTCCGGGTAAAGCGGTGCCAATATATCAGCCGGCGTAAGTGAAGAGTTCTCTCCGAGATGAGGCTTCATCTGCCAGTACGTGAAGTAGGCGTTCATCTCATCTCGTTCCCTCTTTCGCCTGAGGTGTCCTTGCACCATCGCATTGAATTCGCGTATCTGCATTTCGTCGAATTCATACGGCTTAAGGTTCAACATGCCGTATGCCACAGGTTCAGCCGCTTCGACCCATTCTTCCATCGAACCGACGACTACCGTCCCTTCTTCTTCGGCGTCGTCGGTTCGGCGTTTTTTGCTTTACCGGTATCGGGTTTGAATTTGACCTTGTTGTATAGTCCGGTGTCGAAAATAATTTGTATCACAAACCCGCCTAGATCATCCATCGTCTGTCCTTCGACAGCACAGTATTCATCAATAAGGTCATATAACTCATCATCGGACCGTTGACCATGCCGTTCGTCGTGTAAAGCGTACCTTAGTACGGCCATAACAAGGTCAATGCCAAGATTGGCTGTCATTCGAGACACGACGGCAATCGAGCTGGCGTCAAATATCGACAAGAGAGACTGGCTGATTTCCCGCTCTATCATTCGCATATCTTTAATCGTAAGATACGCTTCGTATCGTTTATCACCGACGATAAGCGTCCGTGTTGTTTTCATATTCGTATCTCCTTTACGGATAATAATAAAAAAGAGCGGCCTTTCGACCGCTCCTTCTTTCACTTCTATTAAGCCGTGACTTTGAGCTTATACGTAAGCTTGACGTCGGCTGTAATCGTAATCGTAATGAGGTTGTCGCCGACTACGATGTGGTCCTTGAGTGCGCCCGTCTTTAAGAGCTTCAGGGCACCCTGGCTGTAAGTGTAGTCAGTTTCCTGATAGAGTTTCGTGCCGTCGGCCATGATGACCGAACGTACATTGGCTTCGGCCGGCGTAATCGCAATCGAGATATCGTTGAGGGCTGCCTTCGATACCGTGCTTGTAGACGCACCGAGATTCGGCACAGCCGAGAGCTTCTGGATATCGGAGATTGCGCCTTTTCCTTCAAATGTAACCTTTAAGGTAGACACGCCGCTGTAGCTGTGGTCTTCGTCCAGTGTCGTAACAGACGCCCATCCCGTACGATACGAACCGTCCGGATATTCCTGACGAATGAATACGGGCTTACGATTGTTGAAGCGGTTTTCTAAGATTTCGACCGCTTCGTCGTTCATAACGTATAAGCCTTCATAGGACATGGTCCAGTTGAGCATACCCGGTAACTTATCGCCATAATTACCGCTGTCCTTCGACGTAGCGTCGATAGAATCGGCCTTACGGGATAACGGATTGTTACGCTGACCGCCTAAGAGCAGCCATGTCGGAGCGTTATCCAGGGCGATATAGACCAGGGTATCCTTACCCGCTACGGCCGTTGTGTTATCTTCCATGACAGGAAGGTTCTTAATTTTATCTTCTGTTAACATGTATTTCCTCCTTAATTTAATTCTTGCTGAAGCACCCACTCAACAGACAAGACTCCGTGATAAGCGCTTGTCTTATCCGCATAGAGCTCCTGATACGCTTGATACTGTGATATGGTCGCCGTACCTATTTGCGTGTATCCGTTGAGATTCAGGTCGTACTTCGTAAGTAAATGAACGACATCATCGAGAATGTCGTTTACTTCTTTCTTTCCTTTTCCCTTCGTCCATACATGTATCTGCTGAGATACCGTATGGTACACCGTCGTTTTGTTCTCATTCACGGGCGAGCCGTGAAACTCTCCGAGAACAATATACGGCATATGTTCAGGTCCTGTCGGGACACTGTCATACGTCGGTACCGTCTGCCCTGTTGAGAGCAGTTGATAGACATTCTGCTGTACCGCATTGAACGGGATTCTACTTATCACGAATGATAGCCTCCTTAATCGCCGACTCGATAGACGGACGTACGAAGTCAATAGCGGGCTTCATGAACGGGTGAGCCGCACGAGCCGGTATGACGGCTTTCGCCATGAACCAACCCGTAGCTCCGGGGGCAAGGGCTTTCTTTTTCTTTGGCACGATAACCGCACCGCCTGCCCCGTATTCAATGAAGTGTGCTATCTTGTTTTTCGTATAGACCTTGGCGGCTGTCGTCTTCTCAGAGTTCACGAACTCCAGATGAATCTGACTGGCGAGCTTTCCTGTGTTTTTCGGCACAAGTTCAATCGCTTTAGCCTGGACCTCAGCGGCCTTCTGTCTCACCGCGTCGCGGATCCGTTCCTTCGTCAGGTCATTGAACTTCGACAGGTCAGCCGTGGCCTTGAAAGTTACGTCATCGAGATTCGTCTTAATATACATGGCTTCTCCTATCCGTGGTGTTCGACCGCCGTACAGGTCAGCGTCATCATATCTCGACGTTCTCCATATTCGATATGAATGATGCGGTACCGTACGTTCTTATACTCGACTTGCCAGTCGTACCCGACGTCCTCACGATATCGAATCGTTATACCCTGAGTAATGCCGGCTACAGGACCGCCGCCCGCTTCGCCGTCCCAGAACCTCGGCTTCAGGACCTGAGCCCAAACCGTGTTCACGAAGTCCATGCGTTCTTCATAACCGCCCTGACCGTCAGACTCGACAGCCGGTCTATAGAGCTCAACCCGTGACCTGAGGTCGGATACGGTGGTCATTATTTCTTACCTTTCTTCGCTTCTTCTTCAGCCGGTTCTTCAGCGGGCTGTTCTTCAACGGGCTGTTCTTCTTCAACTACGGGGGCTTCTTCTGTCGGAATCGCATATCCGAAGTGGACATGTTGTTCGATTTCTTCTTCTGTTCCCGTAATGATATCGTCGACTTCATAGAATTCGTTCTTATATACGCACGGCTCAATGACCTTAGCGTATTGAATTACATCACTCACGTTATTCGCTCCTTTCGGCTTCAATCTGAAGTAGCTGCGCGGTAACGGTGAACGGAAGCTCCGTCGTACTACCAACGAGCCCTCTGTTATCGTACCAGTGCGCTACTATCATCTTCAGCGTCAACAGATGACGGGCGTTCGTCTCGTCGAACGCGACGCCCGTACCTGTTTGAATATACTGCTTGGCTGCGTCTATCATGCCCTGAATGACCTCGTCTTCCGTATAGTCATCGACTCGCAGATAGAGCTTTACGTCATTCAGTAACATAATTTTCAGCTCCTAAATGGTCAATTCGCCAAATACAACGGCTTTATCATCGAACTTCTGAACGTCGATACGGGTTACAGCCTTCACATCATAGCTGTCCCGTTTCCAAGCGTCCCCGCCAACAGACGTACCCGTAAGCGTCGTAGCCTGACGGTCGAAGAGAACGACGGCATCCGTGAAGCTACCGATGATGACCGGTGCCTTCTTCGCACTCGCCACAGACGTATCTGTCGGCAATACTTTATTCGATACAACCGTTACGGGCTTACCGAACAAGAGCTTCTGAGTCGAGTCCAAGGGATTGGGCTGTAAGAGGTAACGGCCGTCCGTATCCTTCTGTTTATCAAGGAAATTGAAGCCGTCCTGGTTAGTTAATACAGAAGACATCAGAGAAATCGTCGGGTCAAGCGTAACGTTCAAGAGGTCTTTGATACCGTCCAAATTCGTCAAGGGTGCCTTCGTAAGCGTCTTGAGCACGGCTAAAATCTGAGCGTTTTCCGTCGCTACGGACTTCTTAGCAAGCCATCCGTTCACGTACGCTAAGAGATTCTGGTCGGAGTCGGCCAAGAGTTCTTCGGAGATAGGAAGAATCCCCGCAAACTTCTTAATAGCATATTTGACCTGAGTGAACTTCGGCCCGTCGATTTCGCCGATAGCCGCAAGCTCTGCCACAGACGCGAACGGCGTCATATCAGACGCTTTTTCGAGTACTCTTGTGCCGCTCATCGTGTTTACATTTTCAACACGAACCAAAGCGGACAGCGGATTCAAAGCACGCTTTAATTCGTTAATCTTCGTCTGTTCGTCCGTCGGAACGATGAAGCCGCCCGCTTCTCCCGCGCCTTCGTTCATATTAGCCGCGTTACGTACGGCCATGGACTTAGCGAAAGATAACTCCGTATCGCTGAGAGAATCATGACGATTACGCAATAACTGAGCGAATACGTGCGTCGTGTCAACGTCTTTCGCTTCTTCTTGTTGCGGCACGCCGCCGAACGGAGCGGCCGCAGGGACGACGTCGTTCATCGTCTGCACGATGTCGAACTCACGACGGATCGCTTTGAGCTCTTCTGTTGCAGATTCTGCTTCATCGATGCGGTTATCCGCTAAAAGGTTTTGAATGTGGGTCTGTTTTTCGGCCATTAACTGGCGTAATTCTCTTTCTTTTTTGGTCAAGGTTTTGTCCTCCTTATTTAAGCAATTCTAATTCAACTTGAAGCCGACGAATACGTTCATCTGTATTGTCGGTCGGCTTTTCTTCTTCTGTGGCGGTTTTGGCCGCCTTTACGGCGTCAGGCATAGCCTTAAAGCCAAGCCCCTTACTACATGCTACGAGCTGAACGGCGGTGTCTTCGACGGTGATATCGAACATCTCTGCCGCTTCGGCTGCTGTATACCACGTCTCGGCTTCTACGGCGTCATGAATCATCTCATTCGTCGTACCGGCTTTCGCCTTATTACGATAGACCCGTTCAATGCCGTCCTGGATCGTGTCAAGCATAGCCGCTACTCTTAGCATGTCGTTGACGTCACCGCAGCAGGCCGCGCTCGGCTTATGAATCATCAGGAAGGTATTGTTCGGCATTCTGACTTCATCACACGCGAACAAAATAACGCTCGCAATGCTTGCCGCCCACCCATCCACAACGCCGACAGTATGACCGTCGTGCCTTCGTATCATATTCGCAATGGCCATTCCCGCGGGTACACTGCCGCCGTCACTGTTGATGTAAATCGTAAGGTCCTTACCTTTCAGCGCTTCGAGGCTGTCTCGTACATCAACTGGCAACACATACCCTGCGAACGTATTCCCGTCGTAGTCCGACAGCCACGCCTTAGCGTCATCATCGATGACGTCGCCGTGGATGTAGACGTCTGCGGACCTGGGCGTTTCGTTACGAATATTAAAACAACTTAATCGCTTCATTCCCCCTCACCTCCTTTCGGCGGTGTGTCAATCGGCTTACCGAGATTCTCGAGAGTCGTATAGTTCAGAGATACGAAGTGTTTATCGCCATCAGCACCGATACCGTCCATCTCTTCCATCTCACGGATTTCATTGATGGTGTAGATACCATTATTGAGCATATCTCGGTAGTATCCGGCACGGGCGGTACTGTCTCCTCGGAGCTCGGCGGCCGCATTGAATTTTACATAAAAAGAAGCCCTTTCCTTATCGGTAAAGAGCTTGTAGTTTATTTCTTGTTCCCATTGAGTGAATATCGGTAAGAGCGTTGTCTTGATGTAGTCAAGGCCCATCGCTTCGGCGTTAGCATATGTAGCTCGGTCAAGTTGTGCCAGCTTATGTGGTGGCACTCGGTAGACCTTGGCCACTTCAGTAATGCCGAACTTCTGTGTATCGAGGAACTGTGCCTGGTCAAGTTGCATTCCGAGCTGTTGGAAGTCCAGCCCAACATCGAGGACCGCTACGTGCCCGGCGTTGTTCGTGCCGGCGTTTAACTTTTCCCATTCTTCTCGGATCTTCTGCTTGGCTTCGGCGTTTAATTTTGTCGCCGTCTTTAAGACTCCGCTCGAGAGTGTGCCGTTACGATAGAAGTCACTAATGAACGACTTTATCGCATTCTGACTGTCGAGCTCATCGACCAGTGTCTTCCACGGCGGTATGCCTACGATGCCGTCTTTCGTAAAGGCCTTAAAGTGAAGAACATCTTCTGGCTGAAGGTCGAACATGTCGCCCCGTGCGTTCTGCGTTCGGTACTGAAGCTTTCCTGTCGACACGTCGAGAGCGACGG